AATATCGGGCTGGGATGCGGCTTCCAGGCTCCAGGGCTGGGCCAACGGATAATCAAAAGCACCAACGGTTCTAACCATTCCGCCCTGAAGACCGCCAATCATGTTCAAAAAGGGAGTCTGGTTTGCTCCGATCAAGTAAAGTTCGCCAATGTAGTTCGGACAGTTCCAGACTGTAGCAGCGTTATTTGTATTTGCCATGTTACATTTCTCCTAATAAGTGCAGCGCTCGGGCTTCCATACCTATGGTTTTTTGCTCAACTTGGATATTTTATTTTTCAAAGAAATAGCCAGCGCCATGTTTCCGCCTTCGGAAACTGGTTTGGAAGCTTTCTCAAGCTGCGTGTTTAATTTTGTCATTTCATCCTGTGGGTTTCCTTCGTTACCTTGCCCACCGCCACCGCCAGATCCACCAGCAGAAGCTCTCAGGATATGATCCTTGTTTGGGTATTTGTCGATAATAATGGAAATGGATTCTTCAAAGCCCGCAGGGTCACCCGGATTCTGAAGGCTCATGATTTCCTCTCCGCTCATAAAAGCTTTCAAAGAAGGCTTCCCGTCATCCCCGGCTTCAACTTTAAAGTTGGAACCAAAGAAGGCTTCAGCGACATCTGGGGGCATTGTTGTGAGGGAGTTCTCCCCGGTAAAGTGAGGGGAAACGGAGAAGCGGTTTGAAACCATAAGCGTTCTGATTTCAGTATCCTTACCAGCTACAACATCCGCAGTGGATTTGGCCAGAGCATCGGCCTTTGTTTTAGCAGCTGTGAGTTTAGCTTCATAGGCTTCCTTCATTTCCTCTTTCATCTTTTCGACTTTACCGGCATCAATGAGGTCTTTGTCGTTATAGTTGGCAACCGTTTCGATTGCGGCTTCAGCGTTCTTTTTCCATTCTTCAATATCTTCAATATCAGCGAACGCCAAAAACTTCGCTTCGGTAGCGGTCTTGGCATCCCGGTGCTTTTTGTTCTCAGTACCGAGTTCGGTGATTTTCGAATACATGGAAGGTGGGTCAAGCGGATACTCTTTTTTATCAGCAGAGTCTTCATCCACATAAACGATTTTACCTTCAACAATAACAGCATTTCCTTTCTCATCGACTTTTAATACAAGTTTCATTCTGTTCTCCTTGGCCCATCCGGGCTCATTATGACCGCACCAAAGCATCCGCTCTGTATGAAGTCGTTTGTAAATCCTTTAACCAAATGGCACATTATTCCGCTTCCTCCTTTTTGCCAAAAGTAAATAACCCGTTGGCACCCTTGTCCCAACTTCTCGTATCGTTGTGAACCCAAGTTGTGCCTGTCTCGAGTCCGGTGATATATTTATACTCGGGCTTCCAAGGGTCAGAGAGAATATCCTGAATGACCTCTTCCGCCGTTACATCCTCAAAGTTATAATCAATAGCCCTTCCGAAGCAATGCTGGGAAGTCAGGGAGAAGTCCTCACCAGATTCGATAATGTCAACAAATATATCCCGGTAGCCTCTCAGGTGATAAAGACCTCCCCAAAGCCAATCGTTAATAGTCATCTTGCCAAAGCGCTCTCTTAACTGATCAGCTGTCCATAATATTCGCCTATCCATTAAGCGCCATATTTGGTTCCCTTTGTGCTTCTCCCGGTTAAAGATTAATTGTGAAAAAATCCCTTCAGGCTTGAAATGAGTTGGCTCGAAATACATAGTTTTACCCCTTTTCCTGTTGTTCGTTGGACCTAATTATTTTGTTCATATCCTCAATGATTTCAGTCAGTAACGTGTACAACTTTTTCGAGTATAACCGTACACGTTCTTGGGCCACTGCTCTTAAACGAACAATTATACATGTTCCTTGCGATTTATGGTTATTATAGGAATTCATATTTTTACACCCCAAGGATCGACCTGTTTTGGGAGCTTTTTTCCAGTCTCTGTGAAATAACTTTGCATCTCGATAGGCTCATATTTCTCCAGCCATTTCTTCCTAACGGGTTGCCAATGATGACGACAATTCCAACCGCCTCGGAATGTCCATGCGTCTCCCCTTTTTCCTTTCCATCCACCCTTCCAAGAGTCAATCTGTTTTTTCGTATAGGCCATCCCAACTCTTCTTTTACAAAAGTCTCGAGAGGAAGCGATCAACGTTCCATAATAAAGAAACCTATCCATGCCGATGTCTAACCCCTTTTTGAGATTAACATCGTTGTGGAAGTTCATTATCATATCGTTGGCAAATAGTTTAGCATAATTCACAAGCGGTCTTCCGGTACGGGAAAGGGAGCCCATCAAAGCGCCTTCGATATCCGTTACAAGATTCGCAAAGCTCTTACCGCCTAATACATTACTGTATAAGGATTGAATGACTTTCTCTCGGGCGGTTCCTCCTATTGCTACATATTCTGAATAGGCGCTATCCCTTAAGATATCCATTGTGGTTTTATCGGCTCCGCTAAATAGGACTATTTCATCCAGATCCTTATACCCTCGGACTATATTGCCACCTGCGTTGATGAAATCGTTCGTTACGGTTCTTGCAGCTCCATTAAAGTCCTTCTCAAAGGCCAGAATCACATCCTTATGCACCGTTTGCATTCTCTTGAGGTTCGTTCTTAGGGAAGAGAGGCCACCCCCCTTATTCACACCTAATTCAGCCATGGTGTTTATGATATTGTCTTGGAGGTCTTGAACTGCTGTGGTCATCCTGCTGATATGTATAGCCTGACGGTTGGCTACCCATTCTTGGGTTGTTTCCATAGCGGTCTTTATTTGTTTTATATCGGCCATCTTATTCCCCATCAACCTCAGATAGTTTTAAGCGTTTATACTCTTCCATCAATACATCTACATCAGGATGATTCATAAATTCCAAAACGGTTCGGTTCAAAGCTATATCGCATTCAATACACAAAGGTCTAAAGTTATTACCATCAGAACAGATCTGCCATTGGAATGTAGCCTTTTTCCCGCATCGAACGCAACCGAGTCTTTTGATACCAATCTCGGTATAGGGCTTTGTTCTCTTTACACTCCAAGGGGTAACTGTCTGATCAATCATCGTTATACCTTCGCCTTGACTCGGGTTATGCTATATGCTCCATCAGCACCCTTAGTAGTATCAATGACGCCTTCCTCCCCGTTGAGCTTTCCATCTTGATCTATGGCATTGGGATCGCCTTGAACGTCCGGGGCTTTAATCCGTTTGATACTTGTCTCAATCTCCTTATCAATCTTTGCCATATCATCTTCGCTGGCGGTCGGGAGTACCTGCCTGGCTACATTCTTTTGTAATAGACCATCGAAGGTTTCAGAGAGTACGACCGTTTTTGCTACAACAGCATTTTCGAGGTCAGCTGCGAGGTTATCAATATCAAAGGTTCTCTCTCTGGTCAACTTAATCTCTTTGGCTAACTTCTCTTTGCCTTCCCACAATAACCAAAGCTCAGCAATCTTTTGTTCCGTCTTCTCGAGGTTAATTGCCTTTGATACGAGCTTTGAGTTCAAGAGCTGGAATTCTGTCTTGAGCGCTACCCCTGATTTGGCTTGGGTGCTTATCTCTGTTGCGCTCGTTCCGCCTGAATTAGAGGATCTGTATATTTCACCAATCTTCTTTTCGATAAACTTCAAAATGGCATCTATCGGGGCGGCAACTTCCGTCTCCATCCACTTGGGTGCGCTCTCGGGATACTCCGGGTCAAATTCCTGGACAGCCTGAACGCTGACTTCATCTTCCGCCTGAGATACCGATACCTTTTTGGGGTCGGCAGCTTTCTTCGGCTTTAACATCATTGGGAAGGCAGCATAGTTGACTATCTCTTCCGTTTGGCTCAGGTTCCTGATAATACTTAAGTCAATCCGGGCAATCTCAGATATATCCGATACACCCACAGCTGTTGTCTTAGAACGCTGGTTATAATGCCACAGAAAGGGAACTACCCCAATATTGTTTTTACCGCTTTCTATGAATACAGCATCGGCTTCCTCGTTGGTATCCGTGAACTCACCTTTCTCATCCTTCGGTAGTTCCCAGACTTCCCAAACATCTTTCCACCAGATCCTATATTGGCCATTATCATCCAATAGCTTAACCATCTTAAGGATTGGCTTTGAATAGGCATCCTTACCCTCTTCCCAATCAAGTATAGCACTGGGGAAGTATCGGGCAATATACGGGTAGACTTCATTTTTGATTTGCTGGGCTCGGGTTAGCTCTTCTGAGTTCGGCTTATCAACGAGTACACCCATATGGCCTTCGACAGCCGCATATAAAGAGATATCCATCATTGTTGTATCAAAGCCATTCCCGTATAGGTCAGCGTTCTCAAAAAACATTTGCCAAAGCTCATCGTCTTTAAGGGATTTGAGCTCACGGTTCGGCTCCCGTTTAAAGAGATAGAAATGGAAGATATCAATAACAGATTTCGAATAGCCAAAGCCATATAGCTCTTCCATTCTTCTCTCATAGGCCAGCAGTGGCTCTCTCTCGTGCTGGGTGATATATCCCCTTGCGATGATTTGCCTGATTCCCTCGTATACGGCTAACAGCATACGCCACTCTTTATTGTTGGCTGTATACTTGGGATGCCTCTTTTGCAAATCCCTTACCTTGAGTTGCGTTTTAAAACTTCCTGGTCGCTTCTTAGCCATAATGCCCTCTTTTGTTTATCTATTCGTCAACGGTTACTTAATCAACAACAACATGCCCTTCTAAGATCACATTTAAAAGCGTCAGCCCATCAATATCATCCTGGATAAGCATCTCCAGATTGTCGTATTGCTCGATCCTTAATACAACCCCCATCTTATTCTGCCCGGCGAAAGTCAGCCTGGATACAAATCCATCCTTCCCTTGAACTGGATTTGCCGCTGCGTATACTTCAAAGTCATAGGCCATGTTGGCTAAGTCGGCGTTGGTCTTTATATTAAAGAGGTTTCTTGTTGCATCCGGGCCCGTCCTTCTAAATACAACACCCCTCGTCAAAGCAGCCAAGTCGCCAAATGTAGTTAAGTCAACTAAGCCTACCGCAACGCATGTAAATATTACCCTTGTTATATCAACCGAAGAGGGTATGCTTGGTTCTCCAGTCCTTAATGTAAAGATAACCGGAGCGCCTGATCCATCTACAGCCATATTGATATTACTGAGGGTTATCTCTGACCCGGATACATAATCAAAATCAATCTGTGTATCTAAGGTCGCAGTAGTTCCTACCAACCCAATCATAGTCCCGAAGTAATACCGATCAGCATCAGAGTTGATTATCCTTAAGTGTTGGCCTATTACTGCCCCGGTTGCTGATGTTAGCTCAATCGTATAGCTACCAATTACTGCATCACTGAATAATGTCGTTGCGGCTAACTCCTGAGCCATAGGCAAGATAATAGTTGGTGAATGCTGGTCTTGGACGTTAACATCCTGAGCGCCCACTGAATCAATTGCTACCCCTCTCGGTACTCCGTCTGTGTCGAATAACTTAACCGCCGAAGCAGCCAGCGCTAATGTTGAGAATACCAAAAGCCCGATGAACATCCATATATAAGTTCGCTTCATTTTAAACACGTTCATTCTCCCTTCTCCTTTTTGTTTATAGATTGAGCAAAAGTTGTCGGGCGATTGTCTATTTGAGCTGACCCAGATTGAGTTCGATTCTGCTCTGCCTTCCCCTCTTTGTAACCTTTCATATCACCCCCTATCTCGATATGTTTTGAAATACGTTAAAGCCGGGAGTTTTAGGTGCAGCTCCCTTTTTTGCGGTCTTAGGCTTAGAACTCGGGGTGATTATGCGATTCTGAGTGGATTGCTCTGCTGTTTCCCGGCCTTTTCCCCTATTAGCCACACGGTTTATCCCAGATAGCTCTTTTTGCTTCTCTTCAGCTATTTTACGGGCTGCAGTCTCTGCGGCTGTTTTTCGGCTTGGGTCAGCGTTTATCTCTTCGGCTTTCGCTAAGGACTCAGCATCCCATCGGGCTTCCCATTCCTTATCTGATATTGGTCTATTTCTCATTTTCCGGTTCTCCCTTTAATTCAATTTCAGTGTAGCACCTGAAATCGCCTTTTCCCTTTCTATCAAAAACACATATGGACTTGAACTCTTTGATTTCGTCCGAATCCAAAGCGCCTATGAACCCTTCACAATTCCGTTTGGCTTCGGCTTCAGTATCCCCTTTAAAATAAGCCTTAACAGTTGTCATATCATTCTCCCTTTAAAAGAAGAGGCACCCGGCCCATACGGTAGGTCGGCAGCTAACCCAGAAGCATAGTTGGATACACTATACCGGGTGCCCGATTCAGGCCCGAGGCCCAAAGCTACAAAATTGGTTGTAATACTATTCAACGGAGTCTCCCCCGGAGTTATCGGTGACGGTTACTTCATTAACATAAATAACATTCGATTGGACAAAGCTTATATCATTCCCAGAGAGCTTCTGAAATATCATCTTACCTTCGAAGGATTCCCAAAGGCACTTCCTTTCTCCCTCATCGTTAACATGAAAGGTAACGAGTCCAGCTGCGGTCATAACCTGTATCTTTTTAACTTTCATCTTCTCCCCCTAAGTTGCCGTAACAACGCCAGTCTTTTTATCATACTTAATACCCCTGTGATCAGAGCGCCATTTGATCTTAGAAAGCTTTTTCTTTAACTCGGGCTTAGTCAAACCCTTTCCGACGTTCCTTGTTTCTTTTGCCATGCTACCTCCCTGCTACTGCTTTCTGTCGATTGTAAGTTGCCATCTTTTCCTTGATGTCTTCGGCGGAGAAGTATTTGAAGACTGGAAATTCATAATGAATATAATATCCGAGGGCATCTGATATATGGGTCAGATTCGGGTCGCCTTTCTTATCGAGTTCCCCAGCCGATCCTTCCAACACCATAACGCCTTCTAAATCCTCAATTAATCTCGGGCAATACTTCCCGTCAACTAATAGCCTACATGCCCCAGAAGCACTCAGCAATCTGGAGTTAACAGCGTTGATCCTTTGGCGCTCTCTTGGGTTCGTCTTAGGCACATTAAAATATAGCCTATCACCAAAGACAGGGGTCAGGGTTTCTTTGATCAAATCCCAATCGCTTCCCCTTACCTTAGCAGATCCTTTTGCACCACCAGTCGAGTCTCCGTAACATATAACATTTCCAGGATGGTCTTCCCAGGACTCTATAAGCCTATTACAAACCATAACCGTATTCGATTGGGCATTGATATAGACTTCCCCAATGGCGACT